TTTAATAATCTATTAGACCTAACTATGAACCCTTTTCTTAATTGTTCTTCAAACGCAGCAACAATTTGTGTTCTTTTATTGTTAAAATTTAAACCAGGAATCTTTTCCATCGCTTTTACATTGTACTCCCATTTGTTCTGTGTGTTAAAACCATCAATGTATAAATTTCTATAATTCATTTCTTGAAGTTTTCTCGATGTTGCAACACCCATACCTCCGGTTATATCAACAACAATAAACGCTTCGTATAATATTCCCCATTTGTACGCAACTGCAGCTAAATCATCAGGTGGTATTTTACCAATATATTCAGCAACTTGTTCTCTATCATCAAAATCAACAATGTTAATTGCTGAAAAATCCTCACTATCACCTCTACTAACATCCACACCCATAATATAACGATGACCTTGTATTGGTTCTTTCCAATGCCAAAAAGTACCTTGCATATATTTTTCCATCGGTTGTCTAACCATATTCTTGGCAATATTCTCTTGAATTTCGCCAGGAATTACACCATCACCTGAACCTAAAAAGTCACATTCCAATTCCTGAGCAATTTTTCTTCTATCGTACTTGAATTTTTTAGACATTGACTCGAACCATGACGAAAAAGGTTTGTATCCTTGTTCTTCATATTCTTTATAGTTCTCAATATCAAAGTCGTTTAAAACAACCTCGTTATCGTTATATTGTTCTCTGTTTAACATATAATGACATATGTCACTACACTTTATCCATCTCAAATCTTTTGTATAACGAGGGTCTTTAAACCATCTCAAATCCGTAATATGAAAATCGTTAATACCTCTTAATGCTTGGTCATAAACACCATAATAAATTGGGTCATATCCATTAGGTGTTGAGATAAGAATAATCTTACCACCTGTAGATAGTGACGCCATAGATGCCGCCCAAAAATCGTCACCCGCTTCGATATAAGCGGCTTCGTCAAATACAAGTATTGTTGGAGTGTAACCACGTAATGCGTCCGCAGATGTTGCAACTGCCTTTACTTCACAACCATTGTTTAATCTAAATCTACTTTCAGAGTTTTTATCTGGTGAAAAACCAACATTTAACCATTCAGGCCATTGGTCCAAGAAATGTCTAACTTTGTTAGCCATCTCAATTGCAGTATCTCTTTTGTTTGCAATAATCAAAACCCTTTCAGGATTTTCAGGTTTAGCCGTTTGTAGTTTTTTTGAAATCCATGCAGCTGTTACTGTTGATACTCCCGCCTGTCTATATTTTCTTGTAATATTTTCATTATAAGTTTCGTAATCCTTAATCAATTGAACTTGGTCAGGAAACAATTCTAATGGTACAAATTTCTTTTGTGTATTATCATAAGTAGTCAAGTATGTTTTTAAAGCATACGGAGCATCTTTGATAATCTTAGCATATTCTTTTAATTGTTCTATCTTACTATTCATACATATAAATACAAAAAAAGGGAGTTAAACTCCCTTTTATCATTATTATCTTAATTTGTTTATTGTAAATCAATTCCTAACCCACCTAAGAAATCTCTCAAATCATCATCATCGGTGTTATCGGTTTCATCATCCAAATCACTTTGGAATTGTTGAATAGCGTCTTGGTAATCTTGGTCATTTAATAACTTCTCAACACCATCTAATAATTCCTTCATTAATCTCTTACCAGCTTCTGAAGAAGAAACAACTTCTTTACAAAATACTAAGAAATTCTTTGCAGGTAATTTGAATATTTCAACAATTAAATAATTCTGTAAATGGTACTTATTTTCATCTGTTAAAAGTTCTTCGGGGAATTGTTGTCTAATTCTATCCCAAATTGCAGGTCCTAATCTTAAATCCCATATTTCTTTTTCTAATGTATCTTCAGATTGTTGTACTGCGTTGAATGTTTCTTCGTCTTCAGGTGCTCCGTGGTATGAAAACAATTCCATTACTGCTTTAATTAATTCGTGAACTAATGCGGGGAAATTAACTGCTTCTACCGTTATTTTTGGTGGATTTGAATTTCTATCCACTTTTTGTTTACCAGCAGCACTTGTTTCACCTTCTCCACCACCGCCCATCATCATTTTCATTTGGTCGTCACTAAATTGCCAATATAACGTATCATTAATCGACATTAAAACACCGTATTGATTAATAATGTTTTCAGAACCTGTTATTTGTCTAATTCTATCCGCAACATAATGATACATGTAGTGACCTTTTTTAGATGCACCTTGTATCATACTATTGATTAATCTTCTTTTTGCTTTCTCCAAGTCAAGTTTTGCCAAATCATTCATCAAGTCTTCCTCAACATCAATATTCACTTCTGGCATGTTTGGTTGTTGACCTTGTTCTCTATTGAAATCACTTGCATCAATTTCACCTAAACCAACAATTTTAACTTCAAATTCAACAGCATCGTCAGGAACAGACATTTCTTTTTTAACTAACTCAACAGCCAATTGTTCCAATTCTCTTCTATGAGCTCTTTCAGTTTGAACAATTTGATTGTGTGCAGTCATCATCATTTGAGCTAACGGCATCATATCATTAACTGTTCTAAGAGGTGTATTAATACCTGTATATTGTCTTAGATTATTAATAACTTGTCTGTATCTTTCAGACGCCAAGAGTTCTTGGAAATTCTTATTTGGTTCGTCACCTGTTTTAGGAAAAGGAACTTTACCCAATGGAGTGTCACCTTGAGCTAATTTGTTTTGAAGACCTTGGTCAGGTCTATCTTCTGTGTCAAAATCCATTGCCATCTCTTCTAAATTTTCTTTAATCAAAGATAACAAATTTTTTTTAGTAATTTCCATTTTTACTTAATTTTTTTTTCTCTTAACGCCTTTGGTGCGTGATTAGGTCCTGGTTTAGGTGCAAAAGGGTTACCGGGTTTTGGTGATTTATCAGGTGTTTCAGTTGGTCTTTCTCTTACAGGTGTTTCAGTTTCTTTATCTGGTTCCGCTTCTTTAGGTGCTGCAGCCATAATTGCATCATAAGTCATAAATTCAGGAACACCATTGTGTCCTTTTTTTGCTTTTGTCGCTGGCATAGGAATACTCGCGGTCTCAACTTCGTTAAGTTTTGTTTTAATTAATTCCATTATTTCATTTTTAGATGTGAATGAATGATATTTTGTTTCTGCTAAGTTAGTAACCCATTGGTTAACTTCATTATTTTCTTTAAGTTTTTTTAATGTCATTGCCATTCTTGCTCTTTGTCCTATCTTACCACCTTTCTTTGCTGCCGCTTTTAATTTACCCGCAGGTATTTTTTCATCTTTTTTTACACCTAACGATTTTTTCAATGAACCTTTTTTAGATGGGTCCAACGCTTTTTGAATCCATTTTTTATCACCTTCTTTAACTTCTGTTTTAGTTGTTGATTTTTTATTTTTTAATAATTTAAAATCTTCTTTATCAATTTTACCGTTTTTGTTGGCATCAAGTTTAGTTTGGTTACCTTTTAGGTTACCATGTTTTTTATCTTTACATTCACATTTCTTCATTCCACACTTAGAACAGATTTTATCATTTTCTTTAATAATGGCATTAACTCCCGCCTTTTTTAATTTATCCAAAGTTTTAGTTGCGTTCGGTGAATTTGGAATAACGGCGTCTATCGGACCAACAGTTGATGTTGTTGTTTGTTCTCCCAACATTCTTTCACACAATGTTCCAAGTTGTTTGTCTGTTAAATTTATTAATGTATTTCTTGATAGACCTTCTTCTAAAAGTCTTCTCACCATATCTTTTCTTGTCATGATGTTTTGAATTTAATTTCTTCGTTGATTAAATGATAACCCCTTATTTTTAATTTTTTATTTACACTATCTAAAGTTTCCCCAAATTTAAAAGTAACTCTTTCATCTTCAGAATCAATATTAAATTTTTCCCAAGCTAACGCAATTACACCATCTACAGCATCAATAACTCCGAAATAATCGGAGTTTTGAACTAATTCTAAATTTAAATCTGTATTTTTTAAAAGACCTACTAAATCAATATATTCTACATCAGGTGTTGTTGGGTCAGTTGCAATAGATGCTGGTATAGCAAACCACCCATCTATATCAAATTCAGTACTTTTACTAAAGATAAATTCATACTGTTTTTGACCTTTATAATCCGAACCAATTTCATTGACATAGATTAATCTCATTTTACTTGAAATATTTACTTAAAGTTGTATTGATACTATCATTGATATCTTTCTTAATCAAATCCATATCAAGTTCCTTAATTTCTTCATCATCTTCTTTTATAGCATATTGAGATAAATCAACTTCGTCTGTGTGAATTGGTGTGTTGATGAATGATTCTAACTTATCCATAGTTTCACCTAACTCTTCGTCACCACCTTCTTGACCACCTTCTTCAGGTGCCGGTGGAGTAGACATATCATCTTCAAAATCACCTTCTTCACTTGATGGTTCTTCACCACCTTCTTCTTTCTCTTCTTTTTCGAATTTTTTTGCGATATCTTCTAAATCTTCTTCCTCTAATTTATCTAAATCACATGCAGAAATTATCATGTTTAAAACATATTTGATATCATCACTTTCCATTTTTTCATGTTGGTCTCTTAATTCTTGACCTAATTTTCCTGCAAATTTTTGAACTTCAGCCATATAATCAGAACGCTTAGACGAGTCACTACCTTCTTCACCACCTTCAGCAGGAGGAGGAGGTGTACCCATATCATCTGCAGGCATTTCACCACCTTCAGCAGGAGGAGGAGGTGTACTCATATCCGCAGGTGGAGGAGGAGGTGTACCCATATCGGCAGGAGGTGTGTCAGAACCTTCAGGAGAACTCTTCTTCAAAACATATTTTGTTGCTTCTTGTAGTTCTTCTTGTCCTTTTAAAAGTTCAAGTCTTTTTAATGCTTCAGCATATGATGAAAATTTGTTTTTATTTTTCATGAACATTCCACCGATATAATCTAGTGAACTTTCATTTAAACCCTTTTTAACGTAGTAACCATCTTTTTCTTTAACGATACCATAGGTACCATTGTTCGATTCTTTAACCAATTCAGGTTTAGTATCGGATGATTTTTTTTCGTTTGATTTATAGTAAGCGAGTTCGAGGATTCTTTTTAATTTTTCATCCGCTTTTAATTTCTCACTACCTAGTGGTTTGTACTCTCCCATTTTTTTAATTATTAATTTGCTTATTTATAACCTATAAATACTTAGATAAACCGAAAAATGTGGGGTTATCTATTGTGTTATGGATAATTTTTTATCTATTAGACTATTTTTTAGATTAAGTAATTTTTCAATTTCACCATTTCTTCTCAATAATTTGAAGGTTAGGTTCTCATAAGAATATTCTCCACCATCATCTAAACCACTTTGTCTAAACTTTTTTAGTTTTTTTCTTAAGTCTTCAATTTTTTCAATAACCTCTTTAGGGTCGTCCATTTTCAATAATTCATCTATCTTTTTTGAAAATTCATTACCCTTCTCAATTATTTTTCTATCATCAATATTAGGATTTGATTTCTCTGGAGTTACTACCCATTTATTGTGTAAAATAGAATAAACACCTGAAGATACGTGTTCTTCATCAACGTCCTGAACGTAAATCTCAACATCAAATCCCTTAACTTTAACATTATGTTTTTCATTCCATATGTTCTTTTTTGCATCAAAGAATTCTTTCATGATTGTATGTATTGATGTTGAATTTGTTTTTTCTTCACCATCAATTTCATCCATGTCAATTAAGATATGTAAATCAACGTCAGAATATTCTGACCAATTAAAATTTGATAATGACCCAGTCAAAATAACGTCATGAATAAAGAATTCGACACCGAAAGATTCAATGAAATTATCAGAAATCTCTAATAATTTTTTTCTAATATCATTACGCATTACATATTCGTCTTTACGTCCTTGAAAAATGTCAGGACATAATGTAGGTTTACTCTCAAAAGATTTTACAATCTCTTTGTCATCTTCAAGTAACTCTTCAAATAGACTCATCCTATTTTTTTATATTTGTAACTTCTAGCGATATGTTCGTTGAAGTATTTCCCCTGAGACTCTGCCATTCTTAACTTTGTGAACACAGTCCAAGGAACTTTATTATACTCATAAATAGAGCCATTGTTGAAAGTAATCGATAAATCTTCAGTTTCAGTGTTATAAGTTGCAGATTTTAAATTAGATGAGTTGATAGTAACCTCAATCATCTTTCCTTCGATTTTTTCTGATATAATTGCCATAGTATTAATTTTACAATAATATACGAAAAATAAATGAAATAAAAAACCCTCCATTTGGAGGGTTATTGTAATTTTTCAATGTCATTTATTAAGGATAAATCCCATATACAACCAGAACTTATATCCCAAGTACTCAACCACATGTATTCATATCTTAAACTCCAAAGATTACTATAGTCAGGCATCTCAACCCCACCATATTCTTCAGAAACCTTAACCCAATCAATATAACCTGTCCATTTTTCTTCATCGTTACCATATTTTTTAGTAAACTCCTGAATATCCGATGTACTATTTAATTGTAAAATTCTACTGGTATCAACATCAATTTTAAATAAATGTGGTTTTTCCCATTCAGGCATTTCGGTCCTTACCCAATCAACCCACTCGGTACCAAACGCATACCAAAACCCTTTTGGTTTCCAATGATTACTTTGTTTTAAATCTTTTTTTTGTATTGTTAATCTTTCATCATGTGACATATGAATCCTATCCGTAGAATTTATACGTTTTAAGATTTCATTGGAGATAACATTTTCTATAACTATATTTGTCAACTTCATGATACAAATATAAATAGTTTTTAAATAAAAACCCCCACTAATTTGTGGGGGTTTTTTTAATTAAGAGAGATTAGTCTTTCTACTGACTTTTTCTTACTTTTTGGAATCACAATTTCAACTACTCCGTTTTCAACTTTACCTGTAATGTTTTTTTCATCACATCCTTCAGGTAAGGAGTAGGTCTTTTTAAACGAATTAGTAAAAGAATATGTGTTATCATCGATATTTTCTTTTTCATAAGAAACCGACAATATACTATCCTTAATACTGATTTTGATGTCGTCTTTTGATAATCCTGGTACCGCTAAATGAATGCGATAATCTTCATCACCATAAGTAACATCAGATGGTTTATAGTTTCTGTTGAAACTCTTGTTCTCGAAAAATGTGTCCAAAATCTCTTTGAACGAATCTTTGTACATTGTAATCATAATTTATTATTTTTTTCAAATATTAATCAAATTGTTTACCATCAGATATTTTATTGACATTATGACATAAAATAATATTTTTTTTGACATTATGTCTTTTATTTTTTTTTTACGATTATTATTTCGTATGTTTGTAACATAAAATTATACTTATGTCTGTAGATTTCTTTGAAGATGGTCCATCAACAAATCCAAAAAAATTAAAAAAAGGTTCCAACACACCTATTTTAGATAATTTTTCAAGGGATTTAATTAAATTAGCTGAAGAGGGTAAAATAGACCCTGTGATTGGTAGGGATGATGAAGTAAAAAGAATTGCACAAATTCTTTCGCGTAAGAAAAAAAATAATGTTGTTGTAGTTGGTGATGCCGGTGTTGGTAAATCCGCATTAGTTGAAAAACTTGCATTAATGGTTTACAAAAATGAGTGTCCACCAAATCTTTTAGACAAAAGAATAATGTCGTTAGATTTAACTTCACTTGTTGCAGGAACAAAATATCGTGGTCAGTTTGAAGAAAGAATTAAAGCAATTTTAAATGAATTACAAGAAGCACCAAATGTGATTGTGTTTATTGATGAATTACACACAATGGTGGGAGCAGGTAATGCAAGTGGTGCGATGGATGCAGCAAATATTCTCAAACCCGCACTTGCAAGAGGAGAAATTCAATGTATTGGTGCAACTACCTTTGACGAATTTAAAAAACACATTGAAAAAGATAGTGCGTTAGTTAGAAGATTTCAGAAAATAATTTTAAAGGAGCCGACAGCGAAAGAAACTGTTGAGATTCTAAATAATCTAAAAGATTCTTATCAAAATTTTCATAAAGTATCGTATACTGACGGAGTATTAGATACGATTGTCAAACTATCGGGAAGATATATAACCGATAGACAATTTCCGGATAAAGCAATCGATGTAATGGATGAACTTGGTTCTGAAAAAAAGGTATCAGACAAAATACCTGAATCAATTGAGAAATTAAAAAAACAATCTGAAGAAATTAAGGAGAAAAAAATACTTGTTGTTAAATCTCAAAATTACGAACAAGCTGCAAAATTAAGGGACGAAGAGAAAAAAATAAATTCA